AGGTGAAGATATTGTTGCATTCAAATCGATATAAGTATTAGTATAATACGACCGACGCATTTGAGCGGCAGCAGTATAATCAGACAAGTCCAACGGTTCGTCAGTCTGATCATTAACATTGAGTGAAGCGTTAAATGTACTTCCTTGATCAATGTAAAGATTTTTGATTGTAGCCATTAGGGACCTTATAAATTATATGGTGTTTGAGTTATTTATAATTGGGAAAATATCATGAAGACCATTTTAATGCTAAAATATGGCACAAAATACTCTAAAATAGATGTTGATAGAATTATTTCTGCCACCGGCGGAAAGTATCATTATGCTTGTATAACTGATGATCCAGATCTAGACCCTAGAGTCCAGATAATCCCTATTCCAGATGATATAGACGGAACATTCCGCAAGATTTGGATGTACAGTCTGGAAAATCTGGGTGATATACTGTATTTAGACTTGGACGTTCGTATACAAAAAGATATCGATCACCTATGGAAATATATTGACAATACACCAACAATAGTGTATACTTATTGGAAAGATGTGGGTTTTGTAGATCAACCGCATAGTGGTTACAGTATGCAGTATCTAAGCAACTACAACTCTAGTGCAGTCCTCTGGAAATCTGGATCTCCTGACGCTAAAATTATATGGGAAAAATTTTCCGAAGACCCAGATTACTATCAAATTAAGTATTGGGGAGACGATAGATTTCTTTGGCACGAAGGATTCAAATTTAAATGGTTTCCAAAAGGCGAGTTCTACTCTTTTCTATATGGAGCAGACTTCTATGTTCCAGAGTTGAAGACATGTGATCGATATCGACCAGAATATACAATAGCACTATTAAACGGATTGGACTTATACCCGGAGCACGACAAATTATATGATGATCTTTCTAACAATAAAATGGGGTAAGAAATACCCAGCCAAGTATGTAAACAATCTATACAACATGGTAAAGAGAAACTATGTTGGAGACTTTAGATTTGTATGTTACACGGATGATCCTCAACGAATCAATAAAGAAATTGAAGTCGTTCCTATTCCAGATGACGGACTACTTCATCCAAAATACTACTTTGGTAAAGAAGATTATTGCTTTGACCGAGCAAAATTCCTAGTATTCAACTCTGAAGAGTGGCTTGAAAATGTGTCTTTCGTGGACACATTTTGCTACTTCGATCTGGATGTTGTAATTCAAGGCGACATTAGCATTATCGATGATCTGGCACAAAAGCCCAGACTAATTCATTGCTTTTGGCAAAAACCAGGCTACGACAAAGATGATAGATTTTTTATCGATACTCGAGGAACATACTACAACTCAAGTATGATGCTTTGGTCTTATCGTCAATGCAGTCATATATACTACGATGTCTTCGAAAACAGAGACATCATTTTTAAGACCTTCTTCAAAGGCTCAGACAACTATCACTACTGGAGACAAAAGAACTTCTGGAAAAATATTCCAGAAACTTGGTGTTATTCTTGGAACAGAGGTCGATATTATCCAGAAGATGTAGAAGCATTTAAGTTTAGACCAGATGCCGCAATCTGTTTATTCAATACGGATAATGTTCCAGATCCTGTGTCAAAAACTCACACAGAGTTAGACAAGTGTAAAGACAAAAACATCAAAAAATTATGGACGGCAAAATGAGAGTTAATTATATCTGTTGCAAATGGGGAACAAAATATGGTCCCGAGTTTGTCAATCGACTAAATCGGATGGCTAGACTAAACACGCCAGACAAATATGATGTACATTTCTATTGTTATACCGATGATGCTAAGGGACTAGACGAGAATATTACTCATATTGATTTTCCAGATATTCCAGAAATTCACCCTAAGTATTGGTTTGGATCTGATAACTTCAAGTATGGTATGGCTCGTTGCTGGGACAGACCAAAAACGATGATATTCAACACTCACAATTTTGCTCCAGACAAACCTACTGGCAAATTTATCTTTTTTGATTTGGACGTAATCATCCAAAGTGATCTAACTCCGATAATTGAGTATGATTATGATAATCCTCGAAAGTTGCGCTCTTGGTGGCAAGATCCAAGACCTATGAAGACTAGACAATTCAAACTCAGTCACGGAGCATACACAAATGGCTCTTGTATGGCATGGATGGATGATCAGACTGAATGTATCTGGCAAGATGTTTTAGAAAATCAAGAGCGTATATGGTTTACGTTCACAGATGGAACAGATAACTATCACAGTTGGCGTTGGGGAGATTTTAGACCTGACGGCAAACCACCTTTATGGAAACATTTTCCAAAAGAATTTGCGTACTCATATAACAGAGGAAGAGATTGGGATTCTAATGACCTAGAAGTAGGTATATATAGAAAAGATGCTATTATTTGTGTGTTCAATGTGGACTTGCTCCCATTCCAAGATAATAGTCGTGGTAAGGTAAAACAAGCATCGCTAGTTGATCCAGACCTATTAGCGCATTGGGATATATAAAATGATTAACATTTATACAGTAAAGTGGGGACAGAAGTATGGTCCCGAAGCAGTAAACGCAATTCATGACCAATGTAAAAAATACATTACCGAAGAATTTGATTTTTATTGCTTGACAGAATATCCTCACGATTTAAATCCGGATATTCTTGTTATTGATTTCCCAAAAGGAAATTACTATGAGAAATGGTGGAACAAACTCCATCTATTTGACCCAAACGTTGTTTCTCAAAAAGGCGAAAAGTTATTTTTCGATTTGGATGTGCAGATACAATCGAATATTGATTGTATTGTAAACTACGATCCCGGGGATAAACTTACCTTTGTTAGAACATGCTGGCACAATTTGAAAAAAATGAAGCGAGATGTTAAAGATATTCCTTGGGCATATACTGAGCTAAACTCTTCCGTTTTACGCTGGAACGACATGTTTGACGGAAAGAAAATCACAAAGTTTGTTAAAGATTATCCTTCTCAAATGTTTTTCTACTATCGCGGTCTAGATAATCTTTTTGGTCATCAACGTGAAAGGCTGTTAAAGATTGATCATTTTCCAGACGGCTGGGTATACAGTTATAATAACGGCTATATATGGCCAACAGATGTGAGAAAGCACACCCTAAGAGAAGATCCGCTAATTTGTTTGTATGATTCTATGGAGCGACCAGAAGATGTTAAGCTATAACTTTTTGAATAATTATCGAAATTGGGGCGATGGCCTCGATAAGATTAGCCACGAAATGCCTTGGAAACATGAAGACTTTAGAAAGTCTTTGAATCCAAATACTATGGAAGCCGCAATCTGGTTGGTAGAAGAACTAAAGCCACTTTTGCCTAAAAATAAAGGACTAGATATTACTGTTCTTAATTCCTGGCTTGGTTTTCCTTTAGTTCCACTTCTTTGTGAAAATCTTTCAATAACTAAAATCAACCTTATTGATGTTGATAATGATGCACTTGAGTTATCCAAAGTTTTTAATAGGTATTATGTCGAACAGGGTATTGATTTAAATCATATTAATTGGGATATACCTTTTGCATATCATGATATTAATGCCCTTGAAACAGATGTTGTCATCTCTATGTGTGCAGAAACCATGTATCCACTTAGAGAAATGACCACCGCAAACAAAAAGTGTATCTTTGCATGTCAATCTTCAAACGTGTTTAAAGAAATGTATGGCATAAATTGTGTGCCTACAATAGAAGCACACATTGAAAATGTAGGTATTAAGACTGCAAAGTATACCGGAGAGATTAAGCAGTTTTATTACAGCTTTGATGGTAAAACCGAATTTGATCGTTTTATGGCAATAGGAACAAAATAACATGGGCAGAGTAAGAATTGTTGCACCACCTCCAGAAAACTTTATTCCTGTTCCGCTTGAGCAGACTCACGTATCCATTGATGTAAACAACGATGGAGTAATTGATGTGAAAGATGAGATTGAATTAAAGCAAGACGAAGAATCTAGACTAAAACTAGAAGAAGAGATCAAAAGAAAGGATGAAATTGCAAAGCAAATTCATCAAGACTTGCTAAAGAAAAAGAAGTTGGATGAAAAAAAGAAACTCCGGGCTGAAAAAGCGGCAACAAAAACTATATTGGCAACCAGAGAAAACTCTCAGCTTAAAGCAATTCTAAAGAAGAAAGATATTCAGATTGAAGAATTGCTCACAAAAATCTCGTCAATCGAAAGTTCTATTTCAGAAACTGCCTTAAAGCAAGAAGGCGCAATTGATCTAATGCGCAAAGAAATCTCTCTAATGAGAGAACAGAAGCTGGCAGCCGAAAAGGCTAGAGATGAAACACTAATGAAATACCGTGAGCAATCTGTCGGACAATCTCAATTGAGAACCAAAGAATCTGCCAGAATTGTAGAACTAGAAACTGAACTAAAAGAAACCAAAGCAAAAATTCAAGTGGCTAGAGAAGAGGCATTACTGATCTTTAGAGAAGAACAGAGTCGAAAAAAAGAAACTCAGATCCGAGCCGCACAAGATTTGAAGATACAAAACATCAAGTCATCGTCAACCTGGTGGTCAAATTTTGTAGCTTTTGTAAAGCGCAAAAAGATTGAGTTGTCTATGGCAGGAATTACAAATTATGAGGCGGCAGTTATTGTCCGAACAAAATTTGCAATTCCAAAAATGTTAGATGACATTGAGAGAATGCATGAGCAACTGGCAATCTTGGAAGAAATGATTGCTATGCTTGAAAAGAATAAGTCTAAGTCTCAGAAAGAGAACCAAAGTCCTGCCCAGTAATATCTTCAATCATCATTTTCCAGAAACTCTCATCTGGAATAACATAGCCTAATGTAATTCTTTTACTCTTGGAACCGGCACAGTGATACCACACTTTGTCGGTTTCACTTCTTCTGCCAAAATAGCCCACTTTAACTGACCATCCTTTAGGATCCAAAAGAGTTACCATTTCTTTGGTAATAGGATCACGATACCTAAAATAACCAGCTTCAGCTTCTGGGTTGTATGTTAAAAGAATGTTATATCCAGAAGCATTCCAGTTTGTGTGCCAGCCCATAAATCCGCCTTCTGGATAATAGACATGTACCGCGTTTGTCTTTGCACCCAAGAACGAGATTAATTCTCTATTCAATAGACGTTGCTTTTCTCTGTGTGCTTCTGGTATACCTGGAGTTAAACTAATATCACAACAATATGCGACTTCAGGAAATCCAACGTGATCTCCATCTTTTTTAACTATATGATCTAGGTACTCTTTGTTAGTTGCAGATTCCATAGTATGTCCATGGACTCTATCTGGTTCTTTTAGCTTTGCGTGATCCGTCTGAGAGAAAAACCAATCTGTATAAGGAGTAACGATATCTAAAAGCTCATCGCTAATTGTATTTGTAAACTTCATGTATTATGCGTTCCTTATGGACGGCGGCAAAGTATAGTGATGAATAATTTTAGGTTGACCTTTTAATTCTTCTTCTTTGTATCCGATAACAAAGTTCCAACGTGCGTCTGGATCAGGAAATCTTCCAGTCTTAACTCCCATGTTACCGTAAGTCAATAGACGCCACATTGTAAAGGTGTCCCATTCCAGTGCTTCTTTTGGATAATGTTCGTGATCGTATCCAGGTTCCTGTTGCTTTAGATACTCACCCCACCAAGCACTCATTAAATTGATTGTTTTTGGATTATGTCTGTAAACAAATAGTCCACAATGCTCTGTCATCTCTTCTGTGTTTGACAGCTTTGTGATTGCCGCGTTATATGGACGATTTGCTGTAAAGATAATATCAACGTTTTTTGGAATTTGATCGAAAATTGTTGTAATATCTTCATGCACAATTTCAGTATCGCAATCCAAATATGCCGTTATATCATATGGAGTTTTGTCTAATGCCCAAAGTTTTGCCCGATGGTGTCTAGGAACACCATCGGTAATGATGTTCTCAAAAATTTCATAGTCTTCATCCTCTACCCACTCTTCATGCGTGAATAGAGTAATTTTAGCTTCAGGAAAATAATCTAAAAGAGATAACGCTGAATTCTTTGCGGCTAGATAGTAGCCTCTACGAAGAGATGCCACATAAAGAAATCCCTTTTTTACAATATTACCATCATTCTTCTGTCGCATTGTCTTCAGCCTGAATCAACATTACTGTATATGCCAAAACTTCGAATGAGTTTTTAGCTCTACGAATTTTAGATTTCAAAGTTTTATTCTTAGACTGTTTGACTACTGGAATTTCAAAAGCATCCAATTTTGCTTCAAATAGGGCTTCATCTTTACGTCTTTGTTCATCAACTTTGCTACGCTCAATTCTTTCCCTTACTTCACGATGTCTACGCTCTTCTCTTTGACGAGTGTTTGCATCAATTTCTTCTTCTGTAAACGCCTTCATTATGGCGTCATAGTCCGGATTATTTCCGCCTTCTCCAGACACAGATGCAGGTAGGCTTTTACCAGTATCTGGATAATACATAATAACCATTACCTGCTTCTGAGCCTTGTTTAGCCAGAAGGGTTCTTTATATTGTTTTGGAGTTTCCTTTTCAGGAGAGATTTCTACTTCCACTTCAATCACCTCATTAATGTTAAAATTACATACTATTATATAGTAGAGCCTGGAGGTGACCCCGTAGAGTCACCTCCAAGCATTTTTCATCTTAAGCAGTTCTTACCCAAAGAGTTACTGTTGAGACAACATCTTTGTTTGAGACAATGGTGTCACCTGCATATGTACCAGAGTAAGAACCTGAGTAAGTTCTTGAGCCAGCGTATGAGCCTGAATAAGTTCTTGAGCCAGAGTATGAGTTTGCATATGTGCCAGAGTAAGTTCTGCTACCCGCATAGTTTGCGGAATAAGTTCTTGAGCCAGAGTATGAGTTTGCAAAGTACAGTGTGCCTGATGTATATGTGCCGGAATATGTTCTGCTACCAGCAAAGGAACTAGAAAAGTATTGTGTTGCAGAAACGTATGAGGCAGAATATGTTCTGGTTCCGGCAAAGTTACCGTTTAGATAACCACCGTAATATCTAGCATATGAGCCAGAATATGTTCTGCTACCAGAATATGGTCTTGTGCCGCCGTATGTTGAAACGTATGAGCCAGAATATGTTCTGCTGCCCGAATAGTTTCTAGTACCGGCATATGTATTTGCATATGAGTCAGAATATGTTCTGGATCCCGCATACTGAGAGGGGCTTGACGAATATGTTCTCGTACCACCATAGGTATTTGTGTATGAAGAGCTATATGATCTTGTACCGCCATAGCTGGTGCTATAAGTTCTAGTGCCACCATATGAGCCAGTATAGTTTTGTGATATAACCTGTTCTCTGGTATCCGAAGCGGATCCCATATTTACCCATGTTCCGCCAGAAGGCGTAGATGCTTGCAGTTTGTATGTGCCAACACCAGATGCAATAATTCTATTTCTAAAATTAGCAGTCATCTGTTTAATTTCCGCATCAGTCATTGCAGTGACATTATTTCCGGAAACTTTTAGAGGACGCAAATCTGAATTAGCAGACGAAGTTGCGGCAGTTTTTTGCCAAATGTAGTAGGTTGTATTTCCGCCGTTTGCTACGTCTGTAATCGTATAGCGAGATGTCCATGTGCCACCGGTTGGTGCTGAACCAGAAAGACGATATTGACCGGCAGTATAATCGGATTCAGTTACCATAGCAGAAATAACTTTATCTAAGATATCTGTGCTAATTTCAGCGTTTGATAGTTGCTTAATACCACCAGAAACAGTGTCAAAACCAACTGTTCTAGCAGTAATTGATTCCGTGGCTGAAGATGTAACTTGCTTTGCGTAATATGTTACGGTTGCGGTGGAACCAGTTGCAGGGTGAGTACCAGTTGCTTCTGTTCGATCAGTATCAGAAAATGTACCGATAGATGTTCCAGTGAGTGCGTTTGCTGTATCAAGATTGATATCTGCTGGATTGCTGCCGTTACTTGCCGCTGTTGCAAAGTCTGTTGTAATTTGACTTGCAATATAGTTTTTTACTTCCGCGTCGGACATAACCTGCAAACCTTGAAAGTTTGCAGAGGTGATTGGCGAACCAGAAGCCTTTAGTCTTAATGGATTCATCGAAAGTTACCTTAGTTTAATCTGGTTCCAGATTCATCGTAAATTACAAGTGGGGTATTTGTATACCAGTCGGTACCATCTTTTGCAACAAAGGTTGCAGAAGTATACCCAGCCATTGTAACTGCCGCGTCTGAAGACCCGCCGTTAATTTTATCGCCAGTATTTGGATAAACTTTCAATGCTGTTCCTGTCGTATTAACTACTGTGTAGACTAACGCGGCAGAAGCAACTGGAAGTTTAACACCTTGTCCAGCACTTACTGTGGTAACAATGCTATTTGTAGCCGATAAGGCAGTAGCACCGCTCTGATCTGTACCAGCGGCAGATACTGTAGCACTAATAGATGGCTTGAGGTCACCAGACAGAGTAAGCGTGCCAAAGCTAGGATTATCCCCAGACTGATACTTATCTGTATTAAGATTGTTAAAGTTATTATCAACCTCAGTGTTCGTTAGGGGCGAACCTTTAGCCGATCTTAAAGTGATTGTTGACATATCTACTTACCTTGATTTTTTATGATTTGTTGCAACATTAATTTTATGTCGATCATTTCTTGCTTAACTGTATTTATATCGGTTTCAATCTCACGCATCCGATTTAGAATACTTTTTTGACTTTCTCGCTTTGCACGATATTGCTTTAGCCCTTCCAAATCATTAGAAATGATGGCCTTTGAATGCCCATCTCTTAGATATTTAGTTGTATCTTCCAAAGCATATTTCGACATAAAATTATACCTGTAGAGCAATTGCACGAAGTTCCCTGACTTTAGGAACAACGCACTGTTTGGTGGACAACATCACGATTTTAATCGCAAAAATCTTATACCCAGTGTATGTCACTCCGGCATCTGTATATTCATACACACCAGAACCATTCAAGACGCTTGCTGGTAAGTCATATGTGTATTCAGCATAACCAGTTGGTAACAATTCTGACGGAGGAGTTGTTTCCATCAGGACCCAATCTTTATCCTCAAATGCTTCTGGGTCAGCCTCGTGCTGTAGTCTTGCATATACCTTAACATCTGTTCCAGATGGAAGATTATTTGTCAAGTAAACTCGCAGGTCTTCGGCTTCTTGTCCATCATCCAATACAACTCTTCTAGAAACATATTTCGATCTTGCAGATCCAAACCCGGTTTCTTCATCGGTGTCATCATTATTAATATCATTGGCTGTTGCTATCATAGAGCATTTTCTCAAATCAATTACTGGAGAAACAGTAGAGGTTTGAGTGTACATGCCAACTCTAATCTTAAATGACTTTTCTCCACCAAGATTTTCATATTCATTCGAGAATGATCTAATAGACGCATCATATAGCAATTCTTCAGGCTTGTCTGCTGTGAAGTTCTCAAAATCTGTACCGGCAGTAGTTTCTGTTCCGGTATTTTCCGTGGCAGAATATGACCAAACCATTCTGCATGGTGTATGATTCATATGACCAACGTTTGCAGTGAGTGAATTGATTGCCTTATCTTCAACTTCTACAACTTCTCCGTAAGCGGTACCGTTACCAACAACATCGCTGGCAGAGAATGCGCCTGTTACAACATACAACTTGGCAACATTATACAATGTGTCATAAGTTTGGATTAAACCGGAATTTAATCTAACCGTTGCTGAGCCGTCTGTGCCACCAGAAATTGTACTGAATGAAATTGTTGGCGCACTTGTGTAGCCTGCTCCTGGATTTGTAACAGTAATGCTTGAAATTTGATTTGATGAAACAACAACATCTACAGTTGCATCTGTTGTGGCTCCACCGCCAGACAGTGTAATTGAATGTGTGCCGTTTGTATATCCAGAACCGGCATCATCAATAGTAAACGAGAACCCGTGAATAGATTCGCCCACATCAAAGTTTCCGCCTGTAAATTGATCAAAGCGGAGATAATCAATATCTTGAGTTTCCAGTTCGACCAAACCAACACTGTTGATATCAAAGTCTGCTCTGTTTAGCAGGAACTTCATGTCTTCTGCCTGGTGTGCTGTCCAAGTTCTATTGTTTGCTGAAGTGAATAGTACACCAACGCTTGGCTGTTCCGTAACTCTTGTTGTTGTGTTTACAACATTTTCACCCAACTCAGATACCCAAACTTCATAGTCTGGAGAGTTACCTTCAGGCAACAGAACATAGCAATATTCTGTATTGTTCTTTAGATAGACAGGAGAAGGGAATGTAAACCGAGTTCTTGCACCCGCATTGTCAGCGTCAACGTTAACTTGCTCTGGTCTTAATGTTACTTCACCAAATGGTAGAATGTTATTTGAAGGATAACCATTCTGAACTTCTCTCAATTCTAATTTAATTGCGGCTGTATCTGATTTTGTTCTAAAGAAAACATCAACCGATGTTGCATACATGCCAAAAGGCATATCTTCAACCATAAAGGTCTGAGAGATAGGATCAAAGCCTGGTGTAAAAGCAAGACCACAATTCCAGTTCCACTGCCAAGCGGTATCCCACCAGAGAGACAGTTCGTCTGCAATCCAAAAATCGTCCCAACAAGCTATGTTAGGATTGGGATCCGGAACAGGAGCGGCAGTAGTTGTAGTTGGCGCCGCCGTTGTGGTGGTGGTGGTCGTAGTTGTTGGCGCCGCCGTTGTGGTGGTGGTCGTAGTTGTAGTGGTTGTAGTTGGCGCCGCCGTTGTGGTGGTCGTAGTTGTTGGCGCCGCCGTAGTTGTAGTTGTTGTTACTCTCGGAGTAGTGGTTTCCGGGTTAACAGTGGGAACTACAGGCTCATCCGGCGGCGATGGCGGAGGATAAATAATAGTTGTGTTAGTATTATTGA